GGCTTTTCTACAGTACGTAACGTACAAGCACTAGCTAAACAAGCAGTAAATAACTCCATTAGAAATATCCTACAGACAGGTCAGGAGTGGCCTTTTCTTAAAACTACATACACACAGACATTGACTGCAGGTACTAGGCTTTATAGCTTTCCTGCAGATTTTGCTACGGTTGACTGGGATACTTTTTATATTAAAGAATTAGGCTCTGCAAGTAATACACCTAGCTATTTGCCAACTATTTCTTTTGAAGAGTATACTCAAAGATATCGTGGAATAGATGATCAAAGTGATTCTGGATCTGGTATATCTGCTCCACAAAGAGTTTATCAAACATACGAAAGTAAGTTTGGTGTGACTCCTGTTCCAAACGATGCTTACGAAATAGAGTATGTATATTGGACATTTCCTTCAGATTTAACAGCATATGATGATATAGCAGTTATCCCTGACAGATTTAACCATGTCATTATTGATGGTGCAATGATGTACATGATGCGATTTAGATCAAATGATCAAAGTGCTGCACTTCACCAACAAAGCCTTCAAGAAGGTATTCGTTCTATGAGACGTATTCTTATGGATGATCCGTTAGATATTAGATCTACAGTTATTCAAAGAAATAAATCGTTCAGTAATACTATGAGCACTATTGTCTAATGCCCGATAATTTAGCTTCCTACAAAGTCTTTTCTCAAGGTGGTCTAAACCTAAACAGAGATGTGTTATCACAAGGTGAAACACAACCTGGTTCTGCTATTGCATTGATAAATTATGAACCATCTATTACTGGTGGTTACAGACGTGTTAGTGGTTTTAGTAACGATTATGGAACAGTTCCAGGAACAGGTTCAGTTTTAGGTGTTGCAGTAGCAAATGATATTAATGATGGTATATTAGCTGCTCGTGCACCTTCTAGTGGAAATGACTATCTACATTACTGGGATAATGCTACAGAAGCTTGGGTAGCTATTACTACAGATGTAGTAGCAAACGACAGGGATGGAGTTGCTACAGCACAAACTCCAAGTGGTGCTGGTAACTTAACTATAGATGGTACACTTGCAGATTCTGGATCTGTCAACTTTACTACCTCAGCTGCAGAACAACCTAGATTAGTTACATTCTATGCTGCAGCAGATGAATCTGGGGTAGAATTTACCATAACTGGCACAGATGATTTAGGACTTGCACAAACAGAAACTGTAACAGGTCCAAATGCCACTACGGTAAGCAGTACAAAATACTTTAATACTATTACTCAAATAGCTGTTGATGGAGCAACTACTGGAGATGTTGAAGTAGGCTCTGGAACAGGTTTATATAGAACTAGCACCCCTACTATGACAGGGGTAACTAAAGTTAGATTTGTTTACTATGAACTTAATGGTGCTAAAAAAGTAATTATTTCTGATGGTGTAAATCCCACTGCTACTTATGATGGTACAAATTATAAACAGATTACTGATTCAGCAGCTCCTTCAGCCCCTAAATTATCTACTATTTACAACAGCCGTAGTTTTTTAGCAGGAGATCCCTCAGAACCTTATAACTTATATGTCAGCTCTATATCGGATGAGCTTAGTTATTCAGGTGATGATGCTGATGTTTTTAATGTAGGCTTTGATATTGTAGCTTTAAAAGTATTTCGTGAAGCACTTTATGTTTTTGGAATTACAAATATTAAAAAATTTACAGGTTTTGTTAAAGAAGACTTTACACTTTCACATGTTACAGATGACTTAGGTTGTCTTGCAACTGATAGTGTTATTGAAATAGGTGGAGATCTTTTATTCTTATCTCAAGATGGTATTAGACCTATTGGCGGTACAGATAAGATTGGGGATGTTAATCTAGAAACAATTACTAAAAACATTCAGTCTTTATTTACTGATGTAGTTTTAGAGCAAGATCTTGATGCTTTGTCGTCAGTTATTATTAGAAGTAAATCACAGTTTAGACTTTTTTATGATATAGATAATGCTAATGGTCTAGTTGGTGGCTTACGTCTAGGTCAACAAGGTAATATCGGATTTGAATTTGGTCAGCTACTAGGTATTGAAGCTACATGTGCTGACAGTGGTTATATTGGACAATACGAGTTTGTTATTCATGGTGACAAGTTTGGTAATGTTCATAGACAAGAACAAGGAAATAATTTTGGTGGGGCTAATATTGTAAGCATCTACCAAACACCATTCTTGCACATGCAAGATCCAGAGCAACGTAAGATTATTCATTCTGTTGCTACTTATCTTAGGTCGGAAGGTAATAACGAGATTATAATGTCAGTAATCTACGATTATGATGATATTACCATTCTTAATCCAAGTAACTTTATTCTTACAAACGAAGGTGCAGCAGCCTACTACAACGAGGCAATATATGACGAGCCTTCTAACACAACGATTTGGAGTGGTAACCCATCTCCTGTTCAAAGGGTAAATGTTTCAGGTTCAGGTAAATCAGTTTCTTTTAGATACGTTACAAATGACACTAACTCGTCACACAGTGTTCAAGGCATTGTTGTTACGTTTGGAGTGGGGGATAGATTATAATGGCAGGTTATTGTAGGCAAAGTTCTGCTGACATTGTTGCAGGTGCAGTTGTTAAAGCTGCTCCAGTAGCTACAGAATTTAATTGTATTAGTAGTGCATTCTGTTGCTCAGGAGGACACTCTCACGATGGATCTTCAATAGAGGGTGCTTTTGTACCTCTGATTGCAGACTCAGATAAAAAGAATTATGTTTGTATTGATACTACTAACAACAGGGTCAGCTTTTTTACAGAAGTATCTTCAACAGCAACTGAACAGTTACGAGTTCAAGACGGTGCTGTTGTTCCTGTAACAGATGATGACATTGACCTTGGTGTAACAACTACAAACAGATTTAAAAATCTATTTTTATCTGGTAATACTACTGTCGGCGGCACTTCTGCAGTTACAGGTAACAGTACTTTTGCAGGGACACTTGGTGTTACAGGTGTAACAACTCTATCAGATACTTTATGTGCTCCTAATATTTGTGGAACAGGAACAGCAACTTTAGCCACTGTAGATATTAATGCAGGTAATATTGACAATACTGTTATTGGTGCCACCACTGCTGCTGCTGGTAGCTTTACTACACTTAGCACGACAGGACAGGGTACTTTTGCTACAGTCGATATCAATGGGGGTGCTATTGATGGCACTACTATTGGTGCTAGTACGGCTTGTCCTATAACAGGTACAACAATCACTGGTACTAGTTTTGTAGGTCCAGTCACAGGTGCAGTTACAGGTAACGTTACAGGTAATGTAACAGGTAACCTAACTGGTAACGTTACTGGAGATGTAACTGGAGATCTTACAGGGGATGTGACAGGTAATGTTACAGGTGACGTAACTGGTGATCTGACTGGAGATGTAACAGGTAATGTCACAGGCAATGTAACTGGTGATTTAATTGGTAATGTAATTTCAGTAGGTACTTCTACTTTCTGTGACATTAACATGACAGGTACAGCAGGTATTGATCTAGGCTCTGCTAAGATTACTTCTGTTGCAGACCCAACTGCTGATGGAGATGCAGCCAACAAGTGCTACGTTGATACACAGATCACTAACCTGATTGGTGGTGCCCCAGGTGCCCTTGATACACTTAATGAACTAGCTGCAGCTATTAATGACGATGCTGCATTCTACTCTTCTGTTACAACTTGTTTAGGCACTAAGCTAAATACTTCTGGTGGCACTATGACAGGGGACATCACCCTTGGTGCTAACAAAGCTACTTCTACAGCTACCCCTGCAACAAATGACACTCTTACTAATAAGTGTTATGTTGATACACAAAGAGATACCAGAGTTAGCTGCTCTGGTGGTGCAACCATTTCTGGTTTTATCAACATGGCTGGAAACGTTTTTTGCAATGTTCCAAACCCAACAGTAGGTGGTCATGCTTCTAACAAAACATACACAGACACACAACGTGATACAAGATTAGCTTGCACTGGTGGTACTCTTACTGGTACTCTTGATATGGGTGCCAACAAAATTACTACAACTTATACACCTACTAATGCTGCTGATCTAACTACTAAGACATATGTTGACAGTATCCTAGGTTCTGCAACTGCAGCAGCTACCTCTGCTACAAATGCAGCTACCTCAGAGACCAATGCTGCTACATCTGAAACAAATGCTTCTAACTCAGCTACTGCTGCTGCTACTTCAGCAACAAATGCAGCTACTTCTTACGATGACTTTGATGACAGATACCTTGGTGATAAAACATCAGATCCTAGTGCAGACAACGATGGTGATCCTATTCTAACTGGTGCATTATACTACAACACCACAGACAATGCCCTAAAAGTATATAATGGGTCTGATTGGTCTTCTGCAGCATTTACACTAGGTGATGCTCTTACATGTCTACAAGAAGACTCTTCTCCTGTTTTAGGTGGAGCACTTAATGCAAACAGTCAGAATATTACTAATGCTGCCAGTATTTGTGCAGCAAACTTTTATGGACCACTAACAGGTAACGTAACAGGTAACGTAACAGGTAATCTAACAGGTAACGTTACTGGAGATGTTACAGGTACTGTGAGTGACATTAGTAATCATGATACAGATAATCTTTCTGAAGGTGCTACTAACCAGTACTACACTGATACAAGAGCAAGAAATGCTGTTTGTGGTCAAACAGGGGTAACTTATAATAGCAGTCTTGGTTCTATTTCTATTGGACAGGCTGTAGGCACGTCAAACAATGTTTGCTTTAATTCTGTCTGTGTAGCAGGAAACCCAACTCAGGCTTGCCAACTTGCAACTAAAGAGTACGTTGACACGATTGCTGCTGCTGGTATCCACTACCATGACCCAGTACGTGTTGAATCACCAGATACAGCAGGTAACTTGAATGCTACTTATGACAATGGTTCATCTGGTGTAGGTGCTACCCTTACTAATGCAGGTACACAAGCTGCCCTAGTTATTGATGGTGTAACCCTAAACACAAATGATCGTGTTCTTATCTACAGCCAAACCAATGGCTACGAGAATGGTGTTTACACAGTTACCAACACTGGTTCAGCTTCAACTAACTGGGTTCTTACTCGTGCTACAGATGCTGACAGCTATGGTGCTTCAGATCAGGATGCACTAGGTGAAGGTGATGCATTCTTCGTAAAAGAAGGTGACACTGGTGCTGGTGAACTGTACGTGATGAACACATCAGGTACAATTACATTTGGTACAACTAACATTAGCTTTACTGTCGTAGCTGAGACTGCTGTCTACGATGCAGGTAATGGTCTAACACTAGATGGTACTACCTTTGCTGTAGGAGCAGGAACAGGTGTTACAGTCAATGCTAACACAGTTGCTATCGGACAAGCAGTAGGTACAACAGACGATGTAGTATTTAGATGTGTTTGTGCTACTTGCTGCTTTAAAGCACCATACATCTGTGGTAATGCCTGTGTAGAAAGCCAAACTCTTTGCTCAACTGCCAAGACGTTAGTAGGAACTTGTGTTTGTGCAGGTGTCTGTGCTATGTCTCCTATTGTCTGTGGGGGAACTTGTGTAGCCTCTCCAATAGTATGTGGTACTACTTGCCTCACAGGAGAGCATATACATTCAGTATGTAATATTTGTTCTGCTTGCTGTATTGATGCATTTATGATGGTACGAGGAGCATTTATAAATTCTACAGGCACTTTATGTTCAGGAGCTAACACACATATAGGAACATGTGGTTGTGCTGTTACTTGTCTTATGTCTCCAATAGTATGTGGGTCAAATTGTGTAAGAGGGACAAAAATATGTGGGACAGGATGTATAAAAGGTGCTACACTTTGTTCTACGGCTGCAACGAGGGTTGCTACTTGTGTGTGTGCTGGTACTTGTATTTATTCTCCAATTATCTGTGGTACAACTTGTGTCGTAGCTCCTCACATTGATACTACTTCTGACTGCAGATGCAAAGAGAACATCACTCCAGTAGAGAATGCTTACTGCAAGATCGGTCAGATCAGAGGTGTGAACTACAACTGGAAAGATTCAGGTAAGTACACAATGGGTGTTGTTGCTCAAGAGGTAGAAAAAGCATTTCCAGAACTTGTTACAACAGATGACGATGGATACAAATCAGTCAACTATAATGGCTTGGTGGGTGTACTCATTGAAACTGTGAAGTGTCTACAAGGTAAAGTACAGGAATTAGAAAATGGCTCTAAAGGTTAATGGCACAAATGTTATTAATAACAGTAAGAATATTGTATCTCAAACACCTTCAGTACAGGGAACGATAGTGACAGCTAACGTCCTTACTGCACCTTCTGGTACGACAGCACAAAGACCTGCATCCCCAAACACAGGTCACATATTTTTTGATACAGATCTAGGGAAGCTAGTAGCTTATAATGGGACTGAATGGGTTTGATTCACGATAGTCTTAGGACGGAGAATATAAATGGCATATAAAGTTAATGGCACTACAGTGATTGATAACAGCAGGAACGTCTGTGCCTGTTGTGTGACTTCGTGTTGTATCACAGCAAGTACTAGATTAGATTCTCCTAGTGGTAATACTGCAAGTAGACCTGGTACTCCTGCAACTGGATCTCTATATTTTGATACTGACCTTGGTGCATTACTTTCTTATAATGGAACTGATTGGGTTACTTCTGGTGCCACTACAGCAGATCCAGACGATTTTGGAAGTCCAACTTGGACTTATGGTGTTATTGGTAATGCCGAAATTTATTGTAAAACTTCTACTTGTTGTTTAACTGAAATTAGACAAGCTTTTTATGACAGGTGCCCAAATGTAGCTGCTCATGGAAGGAGTTTATCTCACTGTGTAAGTTATTGTTACGATAATAATGGTGCTTTTAAAGTAACTAAACCATGTTCTAATTTTATTACACATCTTTTTAGAAAAGGTGGAGGTGGACCGAGCTGTTGTGCACAGTTCTGTTGTGGCTATAGCTGTAGTCAGTTACTTGCTGGCACTACCAGTAGATCTTCAAAGATAGGTCCAGAACATTTTGGACCACATGTATGCTGTAACTGTGAATATGATCATGGTAGAAGACAAGTAATGCCTGACGGTTCTTTGTATTTTAAAGGTAAAAGTTCTAACTTTCATTTACAAGCTCTTCTAACTTGTGTACAAACTTGTTTTTGGCATGAAGCATACGTAACTTCTAAAGGTGGTATGATTAAATCTGGACGAATAGGTCTGGAAATTGAACCAATATGCTGTAATGGAAATAGACATTTTGTTAAAGAAGGGATGTGGTATCACCCATCTTATGGACCAAGTACTGAATGGGGGCCAACGATAGGTTATGCTATGCCTTATTGGTGTAGACCAGTGGGTTACTGCATTAAGGCATGTTGTCCTGCCTGTTTTATTGTCTGCACAAACTCTGCAATGTACACAAACGATGAAGAAGTTTGTGATGTAGCTTGGGTGCTACCTTGTTGTAATCTCCAATGTCAAAGTGGTATTGATGCTGCTGGTCTGAATCATTGTTGGAAGTTTATACCTTGTTTTACTTTTGGATGTATTCCTTGTTTTTCAACCCAAAATTGCTGTTATTCCTTAAGATGTACTCTTTTCTTTACAACATCTAGAACAGATCTACCTTCTGGTTCTTTTCCAAATACATATAATAAAGCCATGTACACTTATGAAGTGTATAATTGCTGTGGTGCATGTATTTATAAACCAGATATGACATGTTGCCCTATGGCAATAATGAGTCTTGTGCACCTAGGTAATACTAATACATGTAAACATATTCCAAGTGTTAAATGCTGTAGTGCTTGGATGTATAATAGTAATGGTTGTGATATAAGTATCTTTAAACATCTTTGTGTATGTTGTATACAAAACAAAGTATGGTACACTTCAACTGGTTGTACATCTTGTTATACTGATACTTTTGCTCTTATGCAAACTAAAGTTAATAGAATAACCTGTGATGTTCAAAACTATGTTTATGAAGGTTGGAAATGTTTCCTTTGGTGGCAATGCTGTAAAGGATGTACTTATGGTACAGATCCACTAGGACATTGTGATGGATTAGGGGTATGTAATAGTAAATTCTTCTGTTGTATGGGTTTAGGAAGTTGTGCAAGATCTGAATTTTTTTCTCAAAGCCAAGCACCACATAGATGTAGTTATTCTGCTTTTGCAGAAGATGCAGGATACACTCCACATCTAAAAAACCATATGTCAGGAATGGTAACTTCTTGTACAGATGTAGACAGACACTACATGATTGGTAAGTATTGTCCATTCGGTACTGCTTGCAGTCAGCTTCCAATTATTAGTGTCTACTGTGAAGCTACAAATACTTTTGAATGTCATTTCAATTTTGAAAAAATTATGTGTGGGGAGGGTTATTTTGGAGATTGGTTAAATCTACATTTTAGGTCTCCTTCATGCATAATTTCTTGCTTAAGTCTTTGTAATGGAGGTACAAATTTCTGTCACTACATTAACACTAACACAGCTACTCCCTGGTGTTGTATTGCTGACTGTATTACAGCAATAACTGGTTGTTCTGAGATGAGTTTAGCTAGGTACTGTGAAGGATTTAATCCATTTGCAAGCAGAACTGTTGGTCAGATGTATCTTTGTGATGACTGGAATCTAACTTCTGCATCTACTTCAGAAACTTATGGTTTTTATATCAACCCCACTAATGATCATTTTGTATTTATAGGTGGGTTTGGCCTTCCTGCATGTACTACTTCTCTTCAGACTAATAGACTTTATTGGATAGGGGCTATTTGTTTTGACTTAACAAATTGTTGTGTTTCAAAAGTAAACGTTTTATGGCCTTCAACAAAAGAAGTAATGAATTATTACGACTGTAGAGTTTGTGCTTGTGAAGGAGACAATCCTGCTAGTCACTATGCTTGCTTTGCCAGCTATTTGGGATCAAGGGGATATGGTTGCTTTGAATGTTCGTTTACCAAAGGCATAGATGTTATGCACTATGGGTCTCCTAACTTTACAGATAATTATGGTGGAGATTGTGGTGGAATAATTCTAGCTTTTGATGGAGCATGTATAGCTAGAACTGGTGCATTAAATTGTTGTGTCCAATTTTCTGGGTACTGCTGCTCTGAGTATTTTGGATGTAATTGTACCTTAGCTTGCCCTGAGTTCCAATCAAAAGTTTACTGTTGTAATAAATGTGTAGGTTCTTGGTTCTTAGATGATGTTGTTTCAAGACTCCCTTATAATTGCCCCTTTGAATGTATTGGTTGGAGAAGTAGTACTTTCTACAAAAATGTGTTTACATGGCTAATGGATGGGACAAAAACTTATGATCCATTTGGAAGTGATGTAGGCATCATAGGGCATTGTTATGTATTCTGTGAGAACAATCAAAAAATGTTCCCAGGATTTAACGTCTGCAACATAAATACTTGTTACTATGGGTCTTGCCTAAAACTTTGTAATTCTATTAGAATAATTTGTCACGATTCAACTATGTGTTCTCAATGTGGAGGTACTGTTTGTACTGCAGCAACTCTTTTATGCCACCTTTGTGACTCTTCAAATTACCCAATGGCAAATTGGAAAACAACTGGTCCTGGAATTTACAAAAACCTTGTACCCTGCCTAATAGGTGACACAGAAAATACAACAAAGTTGTACTCTCGTTGTATACGATCAACAAACCGTCAGTATGAGGGGTCACTCTACAACAAAGATGGACCTAACTTTGGTAATCCTTATAAGTTTAATGCTGGAGAAGATCACAGTACTTTCTTCCTAAGAATATGGAATGAAAAAATTGCTTGCATTTGCTAGTTAATTTTTATAAAATTCACCAGGGCTGTAATGGCCCTGTAAAGATAATAAAAAAAAGAAGAAGACTATGAAAACTGTTTTTATGATTGATGGTGGAGCAGGTAGGGCTATAGCAGCTATCCCTGCCCTTATCAAGTACTCAAAGAAAAATAAAGACTTTAGGGTTATGGTTATGGGCTGGGATACTCTGTATTGGGGTATTCCAGAGTTACATGACAAAGTATTTAACCCAGACCAAAAAGGAGCTATGGAACAATTCTTTATGGATGCTGATAGAGTTATCTCTCCAGAACCATACAGAGTCCCAGGGTACTACAAACAAGAGAAGTCCCTTGCTGAAGCTTTTGATTACTTAATCAACGAGACTGATGACCACTCTGATCTTGGTGCTCCTGTTCTTAAAACAAATAGGCAAGAAGAACTACAGGCTGCTAACTTTATGCAATCTGTACGACAGCAACAGCAAAAACAGAAGACTATTGTTATACAGCCTTTTGGTAGATCTATTGAGAAACCACAGGAAGGTGTTCTACTAGATCAATCTTCTCGTTCTATTAATCCAGATACTTACCTTAAACTAGCAAAGAAACTAGCAACAAAGTATAACCTAGTTTTGTTTGCTGAGAAAAACTTCTGGATGCCTGAAGACACATACACCATGAAGCCTGAAGCAGA